TTAAAAGTCCATATAGAGTTGACGCGCTTTGTTCAACCAGAAAAAATCGAAATTGATGCAAACGAAAGGGCAGTTAATGAAAAGTCTCCATACTGCTTTTTCGTTTGCACCACCTTCGATTCTTTCCTTAACGATTTGGTAAACCATCTATACAATACCATACTTCATTGTCCATTACAATAATTGCATCGCTCCCGCTTATTCTCATCAATTCTGCAACTATTATATTGTGATATTATGCTTACTCTTAGGCTGTCTGTTCACTTTTCTTTGCGTGATACGCTTCACGTCTCATAGCCAGTGTTTTTTCATATCTTACTTTTGCAATAGGATCTCCGCTTAATGCATCGTCACGCATTTTTCTGTAGCTCTTCACTGTGGCTCTAACCTGATACTGTTTACGCTCTGCAAGCTGACTCTGTGCTTCCTGATCTCCGGCTTCCGCTCTGGCTCTCAAGGCTTCCATCTGCTCCTTTCTTCTTGCGGTATGCCGTCTGTTGTATTCTGCATTTCTCTCTTCCAAATATTTCGCATATTCAGGGTCATTTTCTGCTCTCTGCTTACGCTTTTCTGCTGATTTCCTTGAACGTTCTCTTGCAATAGCTCTACGCTCCTCAAGCTCTCTGACGGCTTCCTGATTGCCTTTTTCTGCCTGCTCCTTTAATTCTGCCAAAGCAATCTTTTTCTTCTTTGTAGCACGCTCCTGACGTTTCTTTTCCCTTTCCAATGCCAAGCGTTCTTTCTCTTCCATCTTCGCCCGATATTCAGGGTCAGACATTCTCAATTCTCGCATTTTTTCAGATCTCTTACGGTTGTTCTGTCTGCCTTTTTCAAGGATTGCTTTATATTCTGCCATAGCTTCAGGATCTCCAGCTTCTGCTTTTGCCTTGATCTCTGCACGCTTCTGATTTCTTTTCTGCGTAGATTTCTTAGAAGATTTTCTCTTTCTTTCAGCAATCTCTTCCGCTCTGCGTGCTTCCTCTGACTGCAAGGCTTCCACTTCATCCTCACTGAGTGGAAGAACAAAATTTCCAATGAAATTGAAATAAATATCCACTTGCTGAGTACGGTCTTTTGTTCTGCCACCCTCTGCTTCATGAATTACAACCTTTTCAATGAAATCATTAAGCATAGGTGTTGTCAGTTCCTCAAAATCTCGGTATTTCTTAACCAGTCGCACAAATTTATCAATCTGCACTGCCTTAGTGGATATACGTTCTGTAGCAGTTTCAAGTTCTGACATTCTCTGCTCTAGGTTGCTTTGTTCGGTGTCATATTCTGTCATAAGGCGGTTAAACTGTCTCTCCGGCAATCGCCCAAGTGTGAAATTCTCATACAGACCTTTTATCAGATCATCCAAATCCATCATACGACGTTTTGCTTCTAACAACTCTTTTTTATCATCTGTATTATCCTTTTCACACTGCAATTCATACTGTGCTTTCAACTGTTCTACAAACTCTTTTTCATCTTTAAGGACATACTGTGACACTCTCTTAGTTGCACTGCATAATCTTCCAGATACTTCTTGTCTAAATCAAAAGAGATTTTCCAAAAGAAAATATTGACTGCTACAAATACGGCAACCGCCATGATTGCATATATCAACACAAGCATCTGCATGTTTCCGGTCACGAAATTACATAGCTTTTTCACCGGCCTCACCTGCCTCACCGTTCACGAGTTCCTGCATCGCTTTGTTGCTCTCAAGCATTTTTTTCATTTTCTCAAGTGCCTCATCAACCATCATTGAAAAAGCCTCGAACGAGATCACCCTTGCAAGCCATGCGAACCGTGCAACGAACATATCATATACATATCGCAGCTTGATTTGACCTGTACCGCCTCCCATTTCCTTTTCTGCTTTTGTGACTGCATAAAGCAACCATTCTCTCACTTTGTTCAACTGCTTGTCTGACGGCATTTTCACGAAAACATATACTGCATATCCTCCCGCTGCCAATACCGCAATCAGACCCACAATCACGAACCAATTCTCGACGATGTATTTCATCCCTGTGCCTCCTCGTCATTCTGTTCCAGTTCATCATTGTGTTGTATTTCTCCGCTTGATTTTGTTCCCTTGACCGTTTTCACGGACTTAATGAGTGCCATTGCCCCGCCCTCAACTGAAAGAAATCTGAACACATTTTCAATCAGTGTTGACGGCTCTGACCCTATCCGCAAAAACACAAATATCATCACGACTGTAAAGATAAATGCTGCAAGAATCATTGTGAATACAACACGTTTCATGAACAGACCGGAAACCTTTTTGTCATGTTTCTCTTTTCGCTCTCTTATCCGGTACATTCTTTTCAGATGCCGGATTCTGATGCGACGCTCCTGTTCTGTCATTCTCATGTATTGCCTCTTTTCTGTGAGGTTGATTCTTGCCTGTTTCCTGCCCTCCTGTTATCGGTCGGAATGCTGTTCTCCGTCCAGTCTCTTGTGATAACTCTTGAGTGACTGTTCCACGATGACAACACGCTCTCTCAACTGTTTCATCTCCTCACGGTTCTCTTTCGATTCCCGTTTGATGTCCTTGATGTCGTCTGCGATGTTCTCAAGTTTTACAACCACCATTGTGTCATTTTCTGCTCGTCTCTCCGTTTCTTCCTGTGTGTCTTTTTTCTCGTTCCTCTGCTTTGAGCAGATTCCGAAAAAGATTGCAAATGCAACTGACACTCCGGAGATTAGCAAGGAAACCTCAATCGTCAACGGCGTTCTCCTTTCCGAACTCTGTCGCCTCGATGTCGTCGGTGTCGCAGTATCTCCGCATCCCATATTCAAGAGCATCCATCTCCCTGTCTGTCTCCTTTATGCTCTGCCGGAGTTCTGTCTTGACCGCCTCCTCGATTTTCGACTGTTCAATGATTGTTTGCTGCTTTTTCACGATTGAGGACAGATTCTCCGTCACATCGCACAACCGTGATATTATTTCAAGCGGACTCATTCTGCATCACCGCCGGAGTATTTCTCTCCTGTGATGTATTCATATTCCTCCGCTGAAATGCTGCCTCTCGCCACTCTCTCGGCGACCTGCTCCTTTGTGAGTGTTTTTTTGACTGTGTACATTCTTTTCAGACTTTCAACAAGTATTTTCATTAAATCAGACCCTCCTCGATCAACTGTGCGGTGTATTCGTCGATGACCGCATCTTTTTGAAACTGTGTCACGGATTCAACGATTCCGGCTGTGTTCTCCTCAACGACGGACTTCATGACTGCCATGTTCTCATATTCCTCGACTGTCATTTCCTTTTCGTCGTACTGCCATTCGGTCACGGTCTGCATCTTTCCGTCTGCTCCCTCAACCTCTTTCTCTACCTGCTCGATGTTCTTACGCAGATAAACCGTTGACGGAGACGATGTCCGGTCGATCTCCTCCGGACGTTCCGGCTGTGTTCCTGTCACCTTTTTCCAGTCTGTCATGTTTCTCATTCTCCTTTCTGCTATGCTTTGAAACTATCCTCTTGAGCTTCTTGACATTGATTTTCGGTTTGATGTACTCAACGTAATAGTTGTATGTGTCCGTGTGTTTGAACAATCCCATATATGACACCATCACCGATGCGTTATACCATGAGATTTTATCCTGCTTTGAGATGTGGTTTGCCTTACGTCTCGCAGCTTCGATGTTTGATTTCCGGATGGTTGTCCGGTCATGGTGAAATTGAAATCCCATAAAATCAAGCATACGTCCCTTTGTGATCTGCTTTCCGTCCTCGTCAAGCACTGGTTTCCCGTCTTTCATCACCGGATATTCAAATCTAAACACCTGCCAGTCACCTTTTATCTCAAGGTCAAGGTTGTCATTCAGATATGTCTCGATTGCTCTGTGCATTTTATGCAGCTTCTTTTTGCTCTTTCCCAGTATCACCATATCGTCCATGTATCGCATGTAATGCTCTGCATGGAGTTCCTCCTTGATGTAGTGGTCGAGTGCTTTCAAGTAAAAATTGCCGAACCATTGTGATGTGAAATATCCCAACGGAACGCCTTTTCGCATCTCCTCAATAATTGTTTTCAGTTCCTCGAACATCGCTCCTGCGATGCCGATTTCCCTCAAGACCTTCAACGCTCCGGAGATGTCGTCAAATGCTATGCACCCGACAAGCGTTTTCGTCTGCTCCGCATCAATCTCAACACCTGCATCCGTCAAAATCTTTGCGACGAGTGCGATCTTGTCATGTTCAATCAGTATGCAGAGTAATCTATAAAACCGTTTATCCCGAATTACTGCTTTGAGTTTCTCTTTGAGGATTCTCCGGTTTATGGATTCAAAGAAATGGTGTACATCCATCTTGAGAACAAAGAATTTTTTCCCGCCGTATGAATCAAGCCATTTTCTCATGTACTTTTTCCCGTAATGAACACCCCTGTCCGGTATGCTCCCGCAGGAAAACTCATACAATCCGTTCATCACAATCGGTTTGAACTGACCTATTGCACAATGATGAATGACCTGCTCATATTTATAATGCGGTTTCAAAATTCTCCGTGTTTTCTTGTTGCTGCTCTCGTTGATGATGCTCGGTTCGTGATAGTCCGGAATGAACAACTCCTCACTCAACATCTTTTTCAAGAGTTCCGTGTGTTTATCGAGGTTGTTCAATATCTCCTGCACATCATTCCTGTTCTTTTTCTTCTTTGATGCGTCTAAAAAGCATTGCTTTATGTAGTCGTCTTTCAACATTGGTTCATATAGGTTGTTGTAACTTCTCATATAGTATTTTCTTATCTCCTATCGGTTTTTGTGCTGATGCTTACTCAACCGACCCTATATCCGGAATGATTTTCGCCTTGTGGCGTGGGATATAGGCTGCATTTGATTAAACGCTCCGATATGAGAAGAAATTGGACGCACCGATGTTCCAGTTCGCATTGCCCGCAGAATTGTTCAAATTCAAGTAATCCGCACCGCAGTTCTCGCCATTGTTACAGTTACCGCCGACAAGGGCGACCGCAGGGAGCAGGAACACCGCCCGACACCGCACCCTATATCCCTATATTCATTTTTCTAAAAACGACCACACCGCCTAACGGCGGGAATAGCGGAGGCGTTCCCCCTCCGTTCCTCCCCCTGCTGCTTACGCAGCGATAGGCTGTTCTAAGAAAACGGACGCACCGATGCCCCAGCTCGCATTGCCCGCAGAATTGCTCAAATCCAAGCAATCCGCACCGCAGCACTCGCCATCGTTACAGTTACCGCCGACAAGGGCGACCGCAGTAATTCCGGCGTTCCACCAAAAATAGTCACATGTGTATGTGCTACTGCTGCCACCTATTGAATTGACAATGCGTCCGAATCTGCTTGACTTCGTTCCTTTCTGCCAACCGTTGCCGGATGATGCGAATGTGATTCCGACCTTTTCAAAGTCCTTTCCGGTCAGATTGTATGGAGGTGTCATTTTCGCAAGAATTTCTCCTCCGACCATCAACAGACCGTTGATTCTATCCCAACGGTTGCCCCACCATTTTTCAATGTAGAACACTTTGACCTCATGGGTCGTGTCCTTATAACCGAAAAACTGTCCTTTGTTTGTCAATGTTCCGGTCGCAAGGTGTCCGTAGTTCTGTGATGCGTCGTTCACATATCCGGATGTCTGCCCCTGTCCGAACGCTGTCTGTGAATTGTCTGTCTTTGACATAATCTTGAGCATACAATCCAACAAGTTTCTTTTGCTCCATGAGCCGATGTTCCAACCGTTGCCGTTCGCTTTTGCTCTTGTAATTTCTGTCGATGCGTTTGTATTGTACATGAGCGTCTGTCCTGCAAGAGAACGGATGCGTGTTCCGTCGTATGAACCGCCGAACATCGGATAATAGAGTTTATCCGCATGTGAGCCGTCCTCTCTTACATACGCATCGTCGTTGTACGATTCATCATACTGGACGTTTGAAATAATCATGTACTCATAGTTTCCGATTTCAAACTGTGAGAGCCAAATTTTGCCCTTGTCACCGCTGCCATCGAAAACACTCATTGCATTTCCTCCGTATGCCGTGTTTGTGACATCGGATGCCGTTGTTCCGTCCGCTTTCTTTGTGTGGTCGTTCGGGTCAAGTTTATAATCTTCTGTACCGTCATATCTGACCATTGCCGGATAGTTGTTCTTTACAAAAAAGACATCTCCCCAGTCTCCGAAATCAAATGCTCCGGTTGAATAGTTCATCGCAGCAGGTGTCATTCCCACCGCATCGAAAAGGTATGTGCAGCGTGTCGCCGGATTGCTGTCATTTTTATTGATTTTCAGTCCGTAACGCTTTACTCCCTTTACTCTTACATCCTCCCCGACTGCTGCCAGTATTGCGTTTGTATTCGCATAGGTGCGGTCGAGTGTTTCTTTGTCTGCTACTTTTACAATTACGTCTCCGCTTGCCATGTGTTAAGCCTCCCTTACAACAATATTTCCGTCGGTCATTCCAATCTCGCACGCTTTCCCTGTGACAGAATCAATCACGACATTCATTCCGGCAGCTATGCCGTCACACGCCTTTGCTGCCTGTTCTGCTTTGCTCGCTGCTGATTCCGCTTTCTTGACCGCTGCATCCACTTTCGCCTCTGCCTCTGTCTGTGATTCTGCATCCCTTACCTGTGACGCTAAAATATAGCCATATCCCGCCAGTCTGTAATATTCTTTACCTTTTTTCGATGTCACCTTTGTCGTTTCGACCGTGACCTCCTCGCCATAAGATACCGAACCGCACACTCTCCCGCTTTCATCGGGTTCACTTCTGATTCTCAACACGCCTTTTGAAATCGGTGTTACTTTCTTGTAAGTCATGCTCAAGCCTCCCTTATCGTCAAAATCCCGTCCTCAATCGAGAGAACGCAGGTCTTTTTTGTTACTGTGTCAACCATAGTATTGAGACCGTCCACAATGCCCTCACATGCCTTTGCTCCTGCGGTTGCGGATGCTGCTGCATCGCTTGCCGTCTTTGCTGCACTGTTCGCACTGTTGGTCGCCTCCGTCATGTTCTTGCTGAAATTGTTCACGGTGTTCATGTACCCCTGTGTCAATTCCAGTATTTCCTCATAACGTGCATTATTGACGATAATCGGCAAATCAAAGAATTTGTTTTTACCATCTCCCTGTCTGACTAAATAATGACCGGATGTGTCAATTTCAACTCCGACCTCTCTTTCCTTGAGAATCAGTGTGTCCTTAACCGCTTTCCAGTCTGCCGTTGTTCCGGTGCATGGTCTGATTGCTGCCATCTGTTCAACCTCCTTTGCCCCGTGATTATGGAATATATCACACAATCACGTTTTTGTGTTCGTTTCGCCGTCTGTTTCCAGTATCGTGGAATTATACCGCTAATTGTCGGGAGGTCGGCGTTCCTCCGTCGAAATCAACGCCCTCATTTGCCCGTCTGACCTGTGGCGTTGCTCCATCAATGAAAATCGGTGTCACGGTTCGCAGGTATGGTGTTTCGCCGTCACAATCAAGATACATGCTCGAATATAACGCCTCGGCACGGTTGAAATAGTCCTGCACACTCTCAAGGATTTTCTCTGCGGATGCAAGCAGGGAATTTTGAATCGTGTCGTCAATATCCTTTTTGTCCTGCTCGACCTGCTTCTTTGCTGCCTCAACTGCCGACTGCATCTGCGACACTTCCTGTCTGATCTGCGTCGCCGTGTTCAGTGTTGCCTCAAGCTGCTCTTGATTCTGTAACGCATCCTCTGCCCTGTCTGTGACCTCTTTGCAGTCCTTTGTCGCCTGTTTGGTCGCTGTGGTCGCATCCTCGGCGTTCTTGACCGCCTGTGAGGTGTCCTGCTGCCTCTGTTTCTCCTGTTGGATGCGGGTGTTCTCATTTTCCTGTCGGGTCTTTTCCGCTGCTGCTCTTTCGCTTTCTGCCTTTACCCTTGCATTTTCTGCGGTCACCCTCGCCGATTCCGCTTTTTTGACCGCTGCATCCGTGTTGTCAATATTCTCAATATGCCCCTTGATTCTGTTCTCAAGGTCTGTGAACTCATTTGATGACAGGATTGCATTTTCATTTCTCTGTGACTTCTCAATCTCCATCGTGAACGATGCAGATGTGATAATCTGTGAATCATCGCTTGTCCGGATTTCGATGTCGCAATACGCCATTCCGGAGGCTGCAAGTGCTTGATTTGTCAGTTCGACCGTCACATCCGAACCGGAATATGTACATGTGTTATACACATGTTTCCCGTCCGGTTTTGTAATATTGATGACTGCTCTCGACCCCGTCGGGATTGTGTACGGTTCACCGTTGTTGAGTAATTTTGCAATAATGAATCGTGTTGCCTTGTCTCCCTGTTTTGCAGATACTAAATATCTTTTTGTATCTCCGGACATTTCAAGATTGATGTACGTTATCAATTTCGTCAACGCTGCCATGCTCTCACCTCCTCTCGGTGCTGCCTCTTTTATTCTCCCTGTTCCTCAATCCAGTCATTGATAAATTTTTTCAGCCAATCAATATGACTTTGTGCCTCCTCGCTCAAAACCGTCATGCTGCCTTTGTTGTTGTCACTGGTGGTTTTTCCGCTGTCGGTCATTTCCGTGTATGTGAACCCCAAACGCTGCCCCTGTGCTGCATTTGTGGCGTTGAATCCTGTGATAACTCGTCTCATTCTGATTCCTCCATTCTTTCAATTATTCGGTTTTGTTCTTCCTGCACTTCGATTTCATCCTTTTCCATCTCATACAGTAACATCATCTGATTTCTCATTTGCTCATTGAGCATTTCCTGCTCCTCTGCCGTTATATCTTCTTTTTCCGGTATATCAGACTGTTCAATCCTTGTGTCTCTGCTTCCCTTTTGTCTTGTCTTTACTTCCCAGTAAAATTCAAGTTTCGGTGTGCCTTTTACTACAAAATAACCATCTTTTTCATTTGTTGATTCAACGTATAATTCGCCTGCTCCCTTTGCGGTGAGCATTACAATATATTTCATGTCTCTCTCTACCGTCAGCAGGAAATCATCACCAAGATACACATAGCATTGACCGTCCTCATCAAGTTTTCCCGTTCCCATGTCTCCGAACGTAGGGGATGCCGTTTCATATGCGTACATCTCGATGTTCCGTCCGTCATCGGTGTGTATGATTCGTGTTTTCTCCCCCATACATCCGATAGTTCCATACGCAAATATATTATTATTCGCCGTGAATCCATATCCCCATAGAGTGCCACCACTTTCACCGACAAATATATGTTCCCCGACATATCCCATTAGCATGGAATAATTGAGTTTTGACAATGTCCCTATCTTTAAATCACTATTGAGATACAATCCGGAATAAAATTTCGGTGATAATGCAAACACGTTCCCGTCATTTGTGATCTCGCAGTTTCCTCCAATGAGCAGTGAACCTCCGGTGATTTTTAGTGCTTTCGTTTCTGCCGAACCATCTCTATTGATTTTGAAGTTTGAGTTCGCTGTCACTGCTCCGTTCAAACTTATTTTCGAGGCGTTTATTGACACGCTTTCCGCTGATTGGTTTATCTTTGAAATAATCTCGTTACTTCCAACTTTTTTTGATACCGTTGAATTGATCGCATCGGCTTTCACTTTAATAGCAGCATTCATCTCTGTTGTGGTGGAATACTCTGTCAGCTTCTCGTCGGTCGCTGCGTTGGCGTTCTTCTCTGCTGCATTGGCTGCATCCTGTGCCGTCTTATTCGCTGCGGTGATCTTCTCTGACACGGAGGTCTTTGTCTCATAGGTCTTTGACACTCCTAAATTGATTTCATCGGCTTTCATGTCGATTGCCGATTTCATCTCCTCTGTGGTGGAATACTCTGTCAGCTTCTCGTCGGTCGCTGCGTTGGCGTTCTTCTCTGCTGCATTGGCTGCATCCTGTGCCGTCTTATTCGCTGCGGTGATCTTCTCTGACACAGAGGTTTTTGTCTCATAGGTCTTTGACACTCCTAAATTGATTTCATCGGCTTTCATGTCGATTGCCGATTTCATCTCCTCTGTGGTAGAATACTCCGTCAGCTTCTCGTCGGTCGCTGCGTTGGCGTTCTTCTCTGCTGCTGCGACTTTTTCCGATACAGTCTTTTTTGTTTCATACACCTGTGAAACGCCTAAACTGATCTCGTCTTTTGCTGCGGTGATATGCGATTCAACATCGCTTTTTGTGTAATATCCATCTTTCAACACTTTTTTCGTGTTACTGTTGGCGATGGAGATTGCCTCCTCCGTAGCTGCTGCCGTTGCCTCTTTTTGAATATCCGCAAATGTTTTTCGTGCATTTGAAATCTCAACCGTGTTCTTTTTCGGCGTTTCCGGATATTCCGTGATTTTGACAATCCTCTGTTTTTCCTTTGTTCTGGTTCTCTTCGACACAAGTGTGACCGTGTCTCCGATTCCGTATGAAAGAATGTCTTTGTATTCCTCTGATGCTTTCGCAAGGTCAACAACCTCCGCAGTATATGCCTTGTACGGTCGTGACATCTCCTCAATCTTTGCCGTCGCATCCTCAATCAGACTTGTGGTGTTGGTGTATCGTTCATCTTTCCACACATACGCCTTGACTTTGGAGCTGTACTGAAAATTGTCGATGTAATCTTTTCCGGTCAACCATTCCGGTGTGATGCCGTCTTTGCCTATCGGATAGATTCTTGTATAAAAATCATAGGTGTCGGATTTCAAGGATATTTTCCGGAGGTTTATCCCCTCTATGAAATAGCAACCTTTATCACTGCCTATTCTTTCGTAAATATTCACCGTTTTATTGATTGAATCAATAATACATTCGCACCTATATGTTGATAGGCACTTTTGCAGGACGTCCCACGCCGTGATGTTCTCCTGCTCGTCAATGGTTCTTTTCTTTGTGACCGTGCATGTTCCAACATGCCACCCCGTACCCTCGAACGCAAACTCAAGACACGCTCTGATTGTCTGTTCATCCGATTCAAAGCCATACGGGAACGCCGTCCCCTCCAACTCCTCGACATTGAGAACGGCAGTGTATTTGTTGAATTGTTCTCCCTTTTCAACCGCTTTGATGACAAATTCATCTGTTTTTGTGCGTATATAATATTCTTCTTGCAATAAACCGACCAACGCTCCCGACGCAGGATATGCAAATGTCATTTCCTTGTCACCGGAATCCAGTGTCGTGGTGATTGCTCTGTCTTTGAATCCGGACAGTGTTCCGATTCTTTTCTTTCTGTCATTAAAAATCTGCAACGCTCTCACCTCCTAAATCCACATTGGAGTGTACTTGATTGTCACTCTTGCGTTTGTATTAGAGAATGTGAGTGCTGTTTCTCCCGACTTTAACACTGGAAACGCCCACAAATTCACTTTGTCAAATGCGTTCGCCCCGTCGATTGTCACAAGTCCGGTTTTTGCGTCGATCACAACCGTTTTTCCTGCTGCAAGGCTTTCCACGATGATGTCATCGTCTCCCAACCCGCCGATTGTGTAGTTCGTCAAGGCTTTCTTTGCATATACCTCTACAACGCACGGAGCGTCCCTTGTGCCTACTTTATAGAACGACGCAGATGTTTTCCCATCAAACACGATTGAGAGGTCATCATCAACAAAAAAGCCGTCAAATTCGATATTCACAACGTATCGTTCTTTCACATTCTTTTTCTCATAATCATTCGATGTGATGAATCCGATATACGTTCCTTTGTAGCCGTCAAGTTCTAACTTGCAAGCCTTTGTGAAGTTCATCATAAACTCTGACGCTGCCCGAATGATATTGTTTCTATTCTTGCCCTTGAAATAAATCGAAAGTTTCAAATGCCCCATCTGAACCTCTGTCTCAAATTCCGTCGGCAATGCTGCTCCCGTCAACCATTCATAACTATTTGAGAATGAGGGAGGCTGCACATCGGCGGTCAACTGTTTTGCATCATATTTTCTGATGTCTATACCATTTATTTTCATCGCCCTGTTTTACCTCCCTTTTCTTCTGTCCGTGACCATTTGTGCATCAACTTTTGACACGGTTCTGCTTGCAACCTCGTCTCCGTCGATATAGGTGTGATTCGTCACATAAACAATATTTGATTTCTGAACGGCATCCAGTTTCTTATCAAGGATGTTGTTCAATTTGTTGTAAAATTCCGCAAGTGGCAAGATTGCCTCGTCTCCTGCCTCGCCTCCCACCATGAGGTTGTTGCCGTTGATTCCGAACACTGTCGGGTTCGTCATGATGCCTCCGGATTTGTACCAACTGATTCCAAAATGAGGCACGGACGGCGGGTTGATTGAAAAACTTCCACTAATCGAAATATGCGGTAATTTCAACTGTGGCAATGACCAACTAAAATTGAACGCACTTTTTATTCTTCCTAATGCGTTTGAAACCGTTGTCTTTGCACTTTCCATTTTTGAAGAAAATGCTGACTTTATTCCGTCCAGTATGGAGGATGCGGTTGACTTCGCACTGGATAATTTTGACGAAAACGCTGACTTTATGCTGTCGAGTTTTCCTCCGGTCAATGTGTTTGCCTGTGACATGAGAGAGTTCATTGTATCTTTCACGCCCGTAAAAGATGCGGACACAATTCCCTTGATACCGCCTCCGGCGTTCGTGTACGCCGTTTTCATATTGTTCAATTTTGTCGAAACATTTGATTTCGCCGTCTCCATGAGAGAGGTCGCTTTATCTTTGATATTGGTAAAATCTGACGACCACTTTGTCTTGATCTCCGAAACCTTTGTCGAAAATCCGGTCTTAATCTCATTCAGTTTATTGGTTGCATTATTTTTCCATTCGGTCATTTTTGTTGTGACCGTGGTTTTCATGTTCTCCCAACCAGACGACACATTCGTTTTAATTTCCGAAACTTTCGTCGAAAATCCGGTCTTGATCTCATTCAGCTTGTTGGCTGCATTATTTTTCCATTCGGTCATTTTTGTCGTGACCGTGGTTTTCATGTTCTCCCAACCGGACGACACATTTTCCTTGATGCTCGAAACTTTTTCAGAAAATCCGGTTTTGATTTCCTGTAATTTGTTTGACGCATTGGTTTTCCATTCGGTCATTTTTGTCGTGACCGTGGTTTTCATGTTCTCCCAACCGTCTGAAACTTTTTCCTTGATCTCGGATGTTTTTTCGGAAAATTTTGTTTTTATTTCGGAGAGTTTTCCTCCGGATAAATTATCAACGAATGTGAATCCTGCTGAATAATATCCTTTGATTCCCTCCCATCCGGCAGCGACAACGCCCTTGATACCGCCTCCGTTTTCTTCATAGGCGGTTTTCATGTTCCCCAGTTTTTCCTTTGCCGTTTCGGTCGCTGCCGACATGACATTATGAACTGTGTCCTTTACGCCGTTGAATACTTTCGAGGCTGCTTGTCCTATGGTGCTGTTTTTTATGCTGTCACCGATTTCCTTGACCTTATTTGTGACCGCCTCTTTCGCTTTCGTGAACGCTCCCGTGATGGTCTCTTTGATTGCATTGAATTTTTCCTTGATGTTGCCCCATAATTCGGACAGTTTTTCCTTGACCGTATCCCAGTTTTTGTATAAGGCGACACCTGCTGCAATCAGTCCGGCAATCAGTGTCACAATCAGAATAATCGGACACAAGTTCATGACTGCGTTCAATGCGGTCTGTGCTGCCGTCATTCCTCCGGTTGTTGCTGTGGCTGCTGTTGTGGCTGCCGTATGTGCTGCCGTGGCTGCTGTTCCTGCCGTATCTGCTGCCGTTCCCGCTGCCGTGGCTGCTGTCTTTGCCGTAATCTTTGCGATTATCTTTGCAGCTCCGGACGCAAATTTCTGTCCGGTCGTTACCGTGTCGGAGATTCCCTTTGCCACTTTTCCGAATCCGATTGACAACGGACCGATAGCAGCAACCACAAGACCGACTTTGAGGACTGTTTCTTGTTGTGCCGGAGAGAGCGACGTAAACCATTTTGTCAACTCTTGAATCTTTCCGGTCAATTTTTCAATCATAGGTGCTGCGGATGTCTGTGCTGTGGATGCCAGTGTCGACAACGCCAGTTTTGCGTTGTTCATTGCAACCTTTGCATTGTCAATCGGGTCGAGTGTTCCGTTGTAGGTGTCCTCGACTGTTGAACCGTATTCCTCCATTGATGACGAAAGACTGGTGAGGTCAATTCTGTTCTCACGAATTGCCTTTGTCATTTCCGCAGCACCTTTTTTTCCGAACAATTCCGTTGCAATCTGCATCGCCTCGGTCTCTGTCTTTGCGTTCTTGATGCTGCCGATAGTATCTGACAACGCCTCGTCCATTGATTTTCCCTCTGATGTGGCGTTCTGTAATGCTTTTTTCAGACCCGCCATTGCTTGAGTTGAATCAACACCGTTTGCGTCGAATTGAGCCATTAAATTGATTGCTTGAGGCAACGACAATCCCATTTCTTTGAATTGTGCGTTATTGTCGAGGACATATCCCTCTAATGTATCAACAGAGATTCCCGTTTCCTGTGCCTTTGCCGTGAGCAATCCTAACAGGTTTCCTGTCTGTGATGCATCGACGTTCCATGCTTTCATGATTTTGTCAACTTGGTCAACTGACTGTGTGACGTTTGTTCCGTTGATTGATGCAAACTGTACGAACTGCTTTGAGGTCTTTTCAAGTTCCGTTCCTGTTGTGTGGAATCTTGTGTTGACTTCTCCGATTGCCTCGCCTACCGTTGACATATCCTCCGGCATTGTTCCGAAAACATTATCCGCAGACTTTGTCAACCCCTCAAGTGCCTTTCCGGTTGCTCCGGTCTTTGTTACTATGGTGTCATAACCCTCGTCGAGTTCCGTGAATGCTTTGATTGATGCTGCACCAATGCCCGCAATTCCGGCAGAGACAACCGACATTTTCTTTCCGAAACTCTCCATCTTTGTTCCTGCCGTATCGCAAGCAGTCGCAAATTTTTCAAGTTTATTGTCTTTTAATTGCTCATTAACATTTTTCAGTTCTGCCTCCATATTCATGAGGGCAGTCTTTGACTTTTCTGTCTTTACTGTCTGATTTGCAAGAGCCGTCTCTGTTTTCCCGATTGCCGTTTCATTTGCCTTGTACTCCTGTTCGAGTTTGTCTAATTCCTCTTTTAAAGCTTTTGACTGCTCGGAGTTCTTCCCCGTCTCCTCTGTCGACTTTGCATAGGCTTCTTTCGCAGCGTCAATCTTTCCCTTGAGTTCCTCCTGCTTTGTTTTCTGTTCTGACAGTTTCTTTGTCAACTTTTCCTGTTGCTCACTATTTAACTGCACAATGCCTTTCTGCACCGTGATTTTTTGAGTGAGCGATTCGGCTTTTGCCTTGAGGCTGTCTGTTTCCGAACCGAACAACTTTGCTTTCGTTGCTGCCGTCGTATATTCCGCAGACAGGACTTTCATTTGTGCTGCTGCCGATTTCATTTGTGACTGGTAATCACTTGAATTTGCAGAAATTTTGACGCTTGTATAAGCCATTCGGTCGCCTCCTCTCTTACTGATTTTCGTTGATTGTGTCTAATTCAAAACGCAAGTATTCCAACAACGTGACAATGTTTTCTTTCATGCACTGACTGTATGAGTTTTTCAAAAGCCGAATCGCAATTTTTACAACACGGTCGACAATCTCCCCGCAGACTTTCCATTGATTTTCCTCCGGTTCTTCCGGCTCGTCCTCATATCCGTTTTCACGGTCGTATTCGTCAAATGCGGACTTTTCTTTCTCCACCTGTTCAACCTCGACAATGTTCAATAGTTTCTCTGCAATTATGTTCTGCATCACAAAATGAACCGTCTTGATTGCCGTTAGAAAATCAATCGCATCAATCTCCCCGATTTCCGCAAGTGTCAATTCATTCTCGAACAACTCCTGCATTATCTTTGTATTAAAAAACATCACTCCGGAAATCTTTTCCGTGCTGTTTTTCTCCATGAGACTGACATATTTTTTGTACTGCTCCACTGTTATGGAGTTGATAAAATATCTTTTCCCGCTGCAAGTGACCTCTATTTCCGGTATCACTTGCCACTCTGAAAATTTTTCTCTATCTTCTCCATGCGTTTGGTGAGTTCTTCCCCTATTCCTGCGTCAATGAACTGGAACTCAAGAATCAAACCTGCTGCATCCAGTCCGGTCTCCGGATTCTTTAATTCCTCAACGGTGAACTGGTCTCCGTATGCTTTGCAGACAAACATCGCCATTATTTCAATGTCCTGTTTTGTATATCTCGGATGTGCGTCAATCTGTTCTGCAATATCGAGATACTCCGTGTATGTATCAATCGACATTTTCGGCATTGTGAACTCTTTGTTGCTGATGATGATTTTTCTTTTCATGGTTTATCCTCCTGTTATATATCCCTTGTTACGCTGCTGCGTCGTTCTTTTCCTGCACCTTTGAAAACCAACTCTTGATTGCATCTGCTGCCTTTGTGTTCTCTTTCACAAGGTTTGATTCATCGACTGAAATCTCATACGCATTGTCAAGACTTCTCTCGTAGAATGAACCCTTGATGCTCTTTGTTGTCGGAGACAATTTGCCCTCTTTTGTACTTGCCTCCTCACTGATTCCCTCTGCAAACTTTCCGGCGTATAACCATTTGAAATCATACTTTCCGTTCAGTTTTCTCTCACGCCATCCGACAGCGACCTCCGGTGCTTTGTCGTCGGCTGTCTTAATGAGGAAACCGTTCTCGTATAACTGCCCGAATAAAATCTGTCTGTCCTGTGGTGCAAGTGCATTGACCTCAAGTTCGACCTCTGTTCCCTCGTATGAGTTGATGACCTCCTCCGTTCCGTCATCGGAGTAAATCTTTTCAGAAGTCCATTTTTCATCAACTTTCGCTTTGATTGCTCTTGCCAGTTTCACCGGAGTTCCCGCAACATATCCCGTTGCATCGTTCTGTGTGATTTTTGCGATGTAGAAATCTCTGCAACCGCATGTTCTACTTCTGACAATCTGTGATACTGTTTCGCTTAATGGTGTTACTGTTTCGCTCATGTCTATTCCTCCATTTCATAAAATTTTGAAAACCTTTGTGCTTTCATATAGATTCCGTCCTCCGGCTTGGAATCGTCTCCGTTCCTGCCCTCAAACGAAAAGTCTTTTTCTTTCATGAGTTTCTTGATTTCCCTCGCAAGTTCAACCTCGTCACTCTCTGAAAAAATAGTGACCTGCAATGACAGCGTCACTCCCTCCGCATCATCGTCCGAAAAATTCCCGTCGACTTCTCCCAAATCCCACAAGGTCACATGTCTGTCGTGGATGTCCTTGTCATACCACCCTTGCATGACGGTGATTCCCCTGTCTGAAATCTGCTGCAACGCATCCGATGCGTCTTTTATGATGTCCGGACTGTTCACGCTATCACCTCATTTCATTGTGTTGTCTAAATAGGATTGATATTCCTGTTCTGCGATTTTTTGCAATTCCGCATCTGCCTCACGCCCTGTCGCATAGATAAATTCTTGAGGTGGTCTGTAAATAGTTCCCCAGTTAATGAATTTCACATAAAAGTGTTCACTATTATCCGACTTTTCCCATCCGACATCTGCTGACGCTCCGGTGTCTTTCACCTTGACCGCTCCCAGTGGAACGCTGTCCGCTGCATGTGATGTGACCGATGATTTTGAACCGAATCCTCGACCGCTCAACTTTATGTCTGCCGACTTTGGAATCTTTCCCGACATAATGCGTTTCACGACGGGTTCACCCTGTTCAACAATCTTTTTGTTGACTGCTCGGATGTCCTCGTCGCTTGCTGCATCCTCAAACGCTTTCACAAGTTCCTGCAATCCTTGAAATTCCATTTCAATTTTCATTGCATCCCTCCGGTGTCAGATTATGACACTATGCTCCCGCTCTACATTTCAACTGATATTTTCTGTCGTCCGTGAACTTTGGAGACGCATCATATATCTTGAACTCAACGCCTTTGTACACCGCATAGAACTCTTTCAAGTTCAGTCGGATTTCTTCCATCTTGTCGCACGTTCGTGTCTCAAAAACGATTGTGTTTTCAAGTCCGGTCTGCAAGGCTGTGTATTTCTCATTTGTTCCCAAACCCTTGACCTCGCACCAACAGGAATAAAACTCCGTTTCCTCCTGCTGCCGTCTGCCATCAACAACGCTCGACACCTTGCGAATTATCTTGATTCTGCCTGTCATTGTGCTGCACCTCCGTATATTTCTTTCAAAAGCATTGAGGAGGCAGCAGAGGCAAGCAGTTTCGTGTCGCTCCGGTATTTGTCACGGTTGTCGTAGAGTTCTTTCACGGATATAAATGCAAGCAGCTTTTGACGGCTTGTGAGGCTGTACTGGTCGAAATTCGGAATCAGTTCCGTCATTTCCTGCATGGTCACATCAAACATCAATTCAAGGATTTCCATGTCGTCATCATAGTCGATGTGACAATATACCTTGCATGTGGCAATCAGACCGTCTCTGTATTTCTCTTTTTCTTCGTCCGTCATATTTCTCACCTGCTTTCAATAGCAGGACGGATTCACCGCCCTGCTGCCTTGTTACCCGTTGACAACCTCTGTGATTTCACCCTTGATGACTGCATCCTTGAGGTCGTATTCTTTCACCAAATCCTCAAGATATTTGATGATGTATTTGTAATCTGTCTTTATTCCTCCCAGTGTCTCGGTCACTGTCACAAGACCCTTTTCAATCCATCCTCTGCATGATTGCACTGTTGTACGAATACACATACACGCCGTTGCTCCACAAATGTTCCCTTGCACCTTTTTCACCGTAGTTGTACGCTGCAAGTGCATCCTGCACCGTGCCGTATTTCTTGAGCAGGTATGAGAGGAAATCAATCCCGACCCTCACATTTTGATACGGGTTCATGAGGTCGGTGCATCCTAACCTCTGCATTCGGTCAGTGTGCCATTTCTCATATATCTGCATATATCCCTTTGACTGCCCGCTGTCTCCGACCTTGTCAAATTCATATCCGGATTCATGCTCAATGAGTGCCAACACAAGGGCATACGGAACGTCGTTTTGCTTGCACAGGCATCTTGTGTATATCTGCATTTTCTCCGGAAAATAGCCTTTATCTGCATACTGCTCCGGCAGGTCATAATATACGAACCCCTCAAGATCACAACTGCCCCAGTCCTCGGACATGGTGTCAAAAACCTTGTATTTGCTTTCGATCTCCTCTGCCGTCTGCACGATTGTTTCCGGATTCTGCACCGTTTCCGCATGTGTTGTCTCCTCCTGCGTTGTCTCCTGCTGCCTCTCCTCGACCTGCTCCGGCTTTTTGCTGCCGAACGCTGCCACGCACAACGCTGTCACAACTCCTGCGACCACGATCACACGAAACGCATTACGTCGCCTTGCTCGTCTTGCCCGTCTTTTCCGTCTTTTCACCTTGTAGCCTCCTTTTCCTCATTCGTGCATGTATGTAAAACATGCAATTAAAATCGTTGTAGTACACGTTTGCGTTCGTGAAATCCATGTCCGGATACCACTTTTTCAAAATCTCCGGAATTGAATCCCTGTCTTTGACCATCCCATCAACAAATGAGCCTATTTTTTTATAGCTGCCTCCTGCTGCCGGACGCTTGGAGTGTACGACCTTGATTCGTGGGTCTCTCAATCCCTGTGAACTGTTCCATCTTTTTTCCGACGGAACACGGTTCTTTTCTTCGACGATATAGTTCGCCATGCCGGACAGACCATTTTCATCCGTCTGCAACCTGCGAATTTCATTCCTGCTTGACTGTTTCCAACAGGATTCAACCGTCTCCATGTCCAACGCACCGTCCATGACAATGTGATGATGCCATCTGATTTCCGCATCCGGATTGTATGCGGTCACATAGACATATTTTGCGTTCGGGAGACCCCTCTTTTTCCTCTGATAGTTGATGCGTCGGATGTACTTTTGCACATTCTTGATTGCTGCATCCACATCCCCGTCCGGCGGGAGGTGTGCGTCATCATAGGTCAATGTCATCCAAATATCACGGTCGCTGAAATTCTCATTGATTAACCTCTCAACGTATTTCCGTGCGTTCTTGTCATTCAGATTCTTTTGAGCCTTGTTATTGTCTTTCTTGATAGTTCTCCCCTCCGGAGGTACTTCATCCATACTCCGGAACTGTGGGTATATCTCAATCTCAAACTGATCTCCTGCGGTTATCTCTTTCAAGGCATATACAACTTTCTTTCTGTGTTGGAACAGGTTCTCAATGAACCATTCGTGCATATCCTCCAACGCTTTGTTATATGCTGCCTCATAATCATACGGGATGAACTGCATCCCTTTCTTTCTTGCCATCTGACACATGCCTCCTATATAGGTTTTCGTAGACTTGTTATTATCTATTACGAGGACGCCCAAACCTCCGAAAACCCTGTATTTTCACGACCTTTCCGGTCGTTTTCGAGTTGCTTTTTCGTGTCAGATTTGCTATAATATTTTTTAGTGATAGCGACTGACACAATCAGTCAAATCAAGGACGACCACTGCAATGGTTGTCCTTTTTCTTTTGTTCTCATGCTCCTGCTTATTTGTTTGAATATTTCAACTGTTTTCTTCATTTCCTTATACTTCCGTCATAGTCCTCGAACCTCGGCGTTTTCCAAAACACAAAATTATTACACCACCTTTGAAGCTTTCTATATATCGGGTCTGCGTGTTTCTTGTCATATATCATTGGATATGGTATGAACTCCAACGATCTGCAGAACTGTATTCTTTCAATGTCTTGTTCGATGGTTGTGTCGAAATTGCACAAGATGTAAACTGTCACCCTCCCTCTGTTTTTGTTGTACCCTGTCATTTCCTTGAACATCTTCATTTTTTTCTCAACGATGTCCTTGTCCGTGTACCTGTCATATGCTATGTGTATCGCTTCGAGTTTTATCTGTTTCAACAATTCAATGTTTTTCTCATTCATGAGCCTAACATCTAACCCTTGATTGAAATTTACTCTTGCTTTGCTGTCTTTTAACTGCTGCAATAATTCCATATGCTCCGGACACGCCAGTGTGTTAGGGTCGCATAGGACAATGTTCTTTTGTCCTTTCCAAAATTCCGACAGGTCAGCAACCTTTCGAGATCTTCTCCCCTCTTTGCATCCAACATGACAAAATTCGCATCCTCTCGGACATCCTCTTGTTAAAAAACCGAACGCTTTGTCATGTGTTAGTCTTGGATATATGGAATAGTCCGGATATATGTGTTCGACTTCCGGAGGGAGTTCTTTGTCTCGCTCCTTTATGTAACGCTCCCTCCCCTCCGTCAGTTCGATACAATATCCGCTCCCGCCTCTGATTACTTCATCTGCATCCACAAAATACGGATAATCTTCTGTAAATCCAAAAACCTTTGACATATATACTCTGTCCATATGACCGCTGAAAAGTGGTTCATACCACTCAACAGTGTCCCCGTGCTGTTTGTGCCATGCAGCCAATTTCATGAGCGGAATATTCGGGAAATTGTGACCGTCCACATCTATCAATCCTATTCTCATACGGCTGCAACCGCTTCTTTCTGCTCCCATCTGCGACGCTCCTCTGCTTTTCCTGCTGCCTTACCCTCGGCATACGCAGACATCACCATGATGGTCATTGACTTCCCCTCAAGGTCGTCGATATTCATAAATTTTTCTGCCATGCTCTCGATCACTGCTTTTTTCTCGTTTCTTGTCATTTCTCAACACCTCCTCGGATTCGCTCAATCTCTTTTTCTATGTTCTTTCCGGAATAATCTGCAAGCAGTTTTTCCGAAATGTGATACGTCCAAATTGAGGACATCTGCACCGCCGTTCCTATCGGGAGTTTTCCCTGCTGCATTGCTACCCTCACGAATTGCGGTGACACATTGAGGATTGCTGCTGCCTCTGTCGGCAATATTCGTCCTATATCCATCTTGATTCCTCCTGTTGGTGGTTCTCTCGGTCTTTTCATCCCGTCCACCCCTTTTCCGGCATTGTCTACCGTGTTGATGCTTTTCACATTAAAAATCATCGAAAACCTGTTGACCAACCACGCACTTTCTAGCAGGTGCGACCGCTGCCATGTTTCCCACGGTATCGCTGACGTTGTCTTTCGGCTTGCCATCGTCAGAGTGTCGGTTGCCATCCGGACACTGACGGGGCGACTGCTGCCCCGTTTCGGCATTTTATTTTCTTGTCCTGTCGCATCTCCTGCCATATAATAAATGTGCGACCATTTTCAAACGACAGGAGGTGAATTGTTGTGAACGATTATCAAAAGTTGTTTAACGATATTAGCAATCAGAACATCAAGGCTGCTGAACTCGAACGTCGTAAAAAAGACCGTTATCAAAACCGTTTCAATTATTACAATAGTGTTGTTGCAACCCTCGCCTTGATTCTTTCGATTATCGGTATAATCTTAGAACTAAACTGATAATTGACAGGACTATCGCTAATGTTGAGCAGATTGCGGGCATCCATTTAATGATTTTCGTTTTCATGGGTGTCTGCTGCTCCTCAAGTCTTTCCTCTGCCTCCGTTTCAAGCTGTTTCTTTGCAATCGTAACTTTCGCAGCTACGTTCTGACTTCTTGAGACAATTTCAATCTCTGTCATGTTCAAATCTAATTTTTCATACACATTCAAGGTCTCTTTCATTGCCTCTTTGATTTTTGTTCTTCTTATTTTCTCCACCATCTCGCCTCCTGTCTTTTTGCAAAGAACAAACAGTACTGTGTCATCTCGCTCCCCCGCATAAGTGTTGAACTCTCCATCACAAGCCGTTCGCCTTTTCAAAATCGGGGCATTCAATGGGGTAGGTTGACCATCGTTTTTCACTTCTCGCACATCCCATCTTCCTGCTTTCTGTTTGTTCTGTAAACATCATACTTTGTTAAATAAACTTTGTCAACACTTTTTTGTTTATTGAATAAACTTTTTATTGATTTTTGTTTCAATGGGTGTTATGCTTTAGAAAAACAAGGGAGGTGAATCAGTATGACGCAAAATGAGCGTATAAAAGAGGTCAGAAAATCACTCGGTCTCACTCTTGAAAAATTCGGTGAACGCATCGGTCTGAAGAAGAGTGCTGTCAGTCTTATTGAAAACGGAAAAAACTCTGTAACAGACGCAAATGTAAAAGCAATATGTCGAGAGTTCGGAGTTGATTATATATGGTTGACCACTGGTGACGGTGAGATGTTCGTTGATACTGACGACGATTTCATCGAGAGAATTGACCGTATCATGGCAGGTGAGGACGATGCACGAAAGAATCTTTTCAAATTTATGCTTGAATTGAGCGACGAGGACATTGAGGCTCTTGACCGCTTGATGAAAAAAGCGATTGAGTTCACACAAAATAATAAAGAAAAAGACTGACAGTCTTTCAACTGTCAGTCTCATGGGTGTACAGATACGCCACGAATTTATATATCCTCTTGAGGATGCGTTCGCTGTGTATCTTTCCGACTATTTCAATAATAGCCTCTTTGTAATTCAAGGGAGACACCACCCCCTTTCCGAATTGCATTGTATCATATATTTCCATGATTGTGGAAATATCGAGGTTGATTTCCATAATTGTGGAAATCGTTCCTCCTGCTGCCGGAATCCTGCTGCATTGTGATACAATTATTTGTATTCGGATTCAAACAGGTCAGTGATGTTCACGCCTAATGCAATCGCTATCATTTCAAGTTGAAACAATGTCGGTGACACTTTACCATTTTCGATGTTGTTTATCGTAGATTTTCCGATTCCGGATTTCTTCGATAACTCCATCAATGTGAACCCTTTTGAGGTTCTCATTTCCCATAATCGAATTTTCACTCTGCTCACCTCCTTTCGCAAGGAAAGTTTACAGAGTGTTGAAATTCATATATAGAAACGGAGGTTTTGAGATGTCAAAATGTGTTAAATGTGGTCGTCATGGACTTTTCCTCTTTGTAAATATTCACACTGGTCTTTGTTCTGAATGTCAGAAAAAATTGCAAGAGAAAACTGTGGAATTTCCGCAGTCACCTGTGACGGAACGCAGCATCGAAATTCCGACTGTTTATATTGGTAACTGTACGAAAAGTAGATTGATAGAGAAGTTTGAGGACATCAAATTGAAGTGTCCGGAATCACTTCCGGATTTTTCAAAAATCGACTGTTGTGACAATGTTGATTTTGTTATTCAAGACGGTGTTGTTTCTGCAAAGCGTTTCAATGAAACACTCGGTTTTGTTATCGGAGAACATCTTGTTTCTGAAATATCCAAATCGTTGGAGCAGAAACGCCCTATTTTTTCACAAATACTCGGATATGACGACAAAACCGGAGAAATACATATTGTCATTGCTTTTTACAAAATAATCAATTATGACTATGACCAATATACAGAGGACAGAGATACAAGCCTCGAATTTGAGACAGTCGGATATTATTAGACAAGAAAAAAGACGACCCACGCTGCAACGTGAATCGCCTTTCAGAAACTTCCGTCTCATGCTCCTGCAAAAAGCACTCGATAGATGAATCCTGCAAATACCATTCTATCATAAAACCGTGCTTTTTGCATTGGTTTTATTTTTTATACTCTTTTTTAGGATGGTGATTTTATGAAACTACCGAACGGATTCGGAACGGTTTACAAATTATCGGGAAATCGCCGGAATCCTTATGTCGCCAAAAAGACAAAAGGATGGGACATCGACCCGAAAACAGGTAAATCAAAACAATTATATACGGTCGTCGGATATTACCCGACCCGCAAAGAGGCATTGACCGCACTTGCGGAGTTCAATGCAAATCCTTATGATGTGAATGCTGCAAAGGTTACATTCGAGGATGTATATGAGCGATGGTCTGATGAACATTTTCCGACTGTCAGTGATTCCAACGTCAAAGGCTACCGTGCAGCATGGGCGTTATGTGATAAACTTGCACGGATGCGTTTTGTTGATGTAAAACTCGACCACCTGCAAATGGTCGTTGATGAATCCGGCAAAAATTATCCTACGCTCCGGAAATTAAAAATATTATTCGGTCTGATGTACAAATACGCTGTGATTCATGAGATTATTCCAAAAGAACGGAATCTAGTTGAATACCTCGACATCAAAAAGGCAGGAAACCCGAACGCATACAACCGGAAACCTTTTTCAAAGGCAGAGGTCAAAAAGATATGGGATGTCAAGGATTCAAATATATATTATACTGTCATCCTCATGTTGATATATACCGGATGCAGAATCGGCGAACTCCTCGACCTCAAGAAAGAAAATGTGAATCTTGAGGAAAGATATTTCAAGATTGTCGCCTCGAAAACTGCTGCCGGAATCCGTACTGCTCCAATCTCCGAAAAGGTTTATCCGTTCTTTGAATACTGGTACAACCTCAATGATTGTGAATATCTCCTCTCTACTCCAGAGGGTGAACATTTCAAATACCGGAATTATTATGATTCGTACTGGTCGCCACTTATTGAGACTCTCGGAATGAAACACCGCCCTCACGATACCCGTCACACATGCATTTCCATGTTGACGGTTGCCGGAGTGTCAGACAAGGTCATCAAGAAAATTGTCGGTCATAAAGGGCAGGGTGTGACAGAGGTCGTATATACGCATTTTGAAATTGAGGAACTGATTGACGCTATCAACAAAATATAGAGGTGTGCCATGAATAGAACTGAATACAAAAACAATTTCGGGCGTGAGCATTACGAACGAATCAATCTCGTTGTACCTAAAGGCATGAAAGACATCATCAAGGCTCTTGCATCCAGTAAAGGGATGTCGGTCAATGCGTACATGCAAGACCTTGTCAGAAAAGACCAATGCGGTTTATTTGATACAATGCAGATTGCAGAAAAGAACAGAGAAATGATTTCCGGAATCACCGGAAACATGCACGACGGATATGACATCATTTTCAAGGATGGTCATTCCTGCCATTGCCGGACGAAAAAGGATGTCCGGTCATGTATCATTAAATACTGCAACGAAAAGGGCGATTGA